CCTGAAAGAGTGATTGAAACATTACCACTATTTGTTGCGCTAGCGGCGGCTGTAACTGTAAATGTATTTGCATCAACCGCTGTTGCTACTGTAAAAGAACCATCGGTTGCAGAACCCGATGTATAGTCAATCGTCAAAACATCACCTATTGCAACGCCGTGTGAGGTGATACTGATAGTAACAGTTGTGCCGCTTTGTGAATATGTACCTGTTTTTGTGAAGCCTTCGCCGGGTGGTGTAAAAGTAAAGCTTTCTTGATCGTTTGCGCGACTATCAAGAAATGCTTCGACTATATCTGCGTCTGTTTCACTAAGTTCAAAATTTACATTATAGACTTTCGGGTTTTGATTACTTGCTAATCCAAAAAATATTCTTTGTTCAAATCCATCCGCAAACCTTACTGTGCGAACAGCGGGCGCAGACTTTTTTGAAAAGCCCTGATATGTTGGTGTGATGCTTGGAAAGGTTGCCATTTTAAGTTGCTAATAAACCTCCCGGCCTTTTTTGTTTTATTAATTCTGATTGTATCGCCGAAGCAAGAGCAACGCCAAGTTCTTTGCCGCGCGCTTCATTTGCATTTGATTGCATACCTTCAGCCGAAACATTTACATTTATATTATTAACAATGCCACCGCCTACGCCGCCAATCTGATTATTGGGGATAACTGTGCCGCTTGACTTTGGTGTAAAAATCTCCGGACCCCGCTCCCCGACTAAATAACTACGGCCTGCCTGCGCCGAACCACCATTGGCAAGTCCCGGCAAATTTGCAAACAATCCGATTCCTGTATTTTTCAATAAAGTATTTACCCCAAGTCTTAACAAAGATGATGCAAGATCATTAACAATTGCTTTCGCGGCTTCGCCAAGACTTCTTGTTCCTTCAATAGCACCAACTAAAGCATCAGTTATACCTGTTGCAATATTATCTCCAATTTGTGTAAACAACTCTTTTTGTCTATCAAGAACTCTGTTTTGCTCTTCTAATTTTCTTGTTCCGTCTTGTAATTTAAAAATTTTTGCAGCTTCAAAGATTCCAATTTCTGCAACCAAATCCATTTCTCTATGTTTTTGTTCTATTTCTTTTTCGTTTCCTTCAAGCCTTGCTGTCAATAATTCATTTTTTCTTTCAATTGCTTGTACTTGTTTATCAATTTCACTTGTTTCTGTTTTTGTTTGTTTTAGTAATTTTGGAACTGTTATGTCTTGAGTCTGTGGCGCATCAATCTCAACTTGTAATTGTCCAGTTTGAAAACCAAATTTCTTTGTCAAATCAAGTTCTCTTTCTGCAACTAATTGTTGAAAAACAGCATTTCTTTCAAATGGGTCTTTTATATTTCTAAGGTTTACTATTTCAGCAGCTTCAATTTTTGCCTGATCTAAAATTCTTTTTCTTGCAGCTTTATCAAGACCCAAGCCAGTTTGTATTTTTCCAAGATTTATTGCTTTATTTATTGTATTTATAACTGTAATTGCATTATTTAAAACACCTTTTAAAACAGGGTCAAGAACTTCTCCAAAAGCTCGCGCCAAAGTTTCAACACCATCAACAAGGGTGCTAAATTTACCCGCTAAAGTAGTACTTTGAGCAATAGCGCCGTTTGCATATTTACCCCCCGCATCTGTTATTCGTTGTAAAGCTAAATTAACAGCATCAGCGCTTATTCTGCCGCCTTCTAACGCCTTTCTAAATTGATCCGCCGTAAAGCCATACATTTTTTGCAATTCGTCTTGTAGGCTTACACCTCTTTCCTGTAGCTGTAGTAATTCTTCCCCTTGCAATCTACCCTTGGCCTGTATTTGTCCGAAAGCTGTTGCTATACCGCCGAGATCGGCTCCTGTCGCGCCCGCAACATCAGCAAGCCTTTTTGTAACGTCAACAAGCTCTTCTGTTTCAAATCCAAACGCTTTTAATCGTTTTGTTGTTTCTATTAGATCAGAACTTTTAAAAGGCGTTACAGCACCAAAAGCCTGTATTTCAGCAATAATTTCATTTGTATCTTCAAGCGAACCTGTAAGAACTTCTAGGCTTTTTCTTTGACTTTCTATTTGTTGCGTATTAAAAATAACAAAAGAAGCTGTTTTGAATAAAGAAAAACCAATTAGTAGTTTTCTTACCGCCGCACCTAATCTATTGACGCCCGCGCTTGCTGTTCTTGCCGCCGCACCTGTTTCTCTAAATCTTTTATTATTTCTTCGTACACTTTGTTCAAGTCTATCGGTTGTTGAACTTAATCTTTTTGAAACTGTATTTACTTGCCGAAGTTTATTAACAGCGCTCGTAGCGTCTACAGCAATTTTTACATTAGCTTGAGCCAAGACAACAAAAAACCTTTATTTTAGTGTACACCTATTTTCGTCTTGCGCGATTCATTGCTTGCTTTTCTTTTTCATTTTTTACTTCATAGTATGCAGCCCAATACATAAGCTCAGTATCCGTCATTGATGCCCTTAATTCGTTAATAGTTTTTCCAAGTTCGGACGATAAGAAAAATTCAAAATATAACCAATTATCGCCCTTTAATCGTTTTTTGCTTCGTCTAGTGTTTCATCGTTAGTAAGATCAAACATAAACAATTCAATTTCATTTAATATTTTTTCAGGAATTTCACGTTGTAAATTTATCGCATCAGCGGGTGCAAAATGTTTTGAACCGTCTTCTTTTTCTGCTATTTGACAAAGCATCTGAGTTGATATTTCAAGGCCATCTGTTGTATTAGCTCTTGCCTGCGCTTTTTTTCTGTCAGCCCTTGTTATTGGGGGGAAATATAAAGTAGTTACAACATCGCCGTTTGCATTTTTTATTTCATATTTTCTTCTAACTGAAAGATCAAAACTTTCAACAAGTAAATCAATCGTTCTTTTGTTTGGCATTGGTTAATTAGTTGACTAATAAACCCAATGTATCAGATAGCGCTAGTAATTGCACCACTTGTAATAAAGCTGATATTTATCACTTGAACTTCGCCAAGTGTTGCGCCATATTCTGCGGAAGTGATAATTCCAGAAAATCCAATTTTCTTTGCTGATTGTGCAGAATCAGGGAATAGTTCAAACAATGCATCAGCGGCATCGCCTGTTGTTAAAACATCATCAATAAACGCTTGATAATCTGAGTTTCCAGAAGGGTCATAAATAAGTTCTGCGGAACCTTCGCCAGAAATCAATCCACCAATAAATGATTTAGAAGTGTCACCATTTACTGTTGTTTCCATTGTGTCCTTAGTTATAGATAAAGACCAGTTTCTAACGCCTGAAACATCAGCTTCGGTTCCAGCGGCATTATGGAACATTATTTTGCCAACATCGCCCTTGATCGCAGCCATAACAAAAAAAAGAATTATTTATAAATATATTAACTCTTTTCTGAATTTTTTACATCTTTTTTAGAGTTTTGTTGACTCTCATAATATTTGCGACATTCCGGATCCCAATAGTTTGCTTCCCTTCTTCCCTTAACAGCTTCGATTGCGTCAAGCATTTCTTCTGTGATTTCTAGTTTTGCCATGTTAAAGTTCCTCAAAAATTTCAAAGGTCATTCGCAATTGCGTTTGGAATTGACCTTCAGGGTTTGGATTGTCTACGACCTCCGGCCCAATCGGGGCATCGAAGATCACATTAGAAACTGTAATTCGATTGTATAAATCCCGCAACCTTTTGCCGATTGTGTAGTTGTCGCCTGAACCTATTCCCTGCGGTGTAAAGATGTTAAAAACAACAATTCCATTTACACGATTTTGTCCGCTTGCATTTCCAAGCGTCAAATAATTACTCTCCCCAAATGTTGTAAGACATTGAACAAAAGTTGTTACGGCGCTACTATCAAATGACATATTATGAAAAACAACAGATATTGCGGGACTACTGGCAAGTTCTGTCGCAACTCTAGCTTCAATTGTTGCTCTTACTGTATTTAAATCAATAGCGGCCATTATTTACCCCTTATTTGTCTGTACAAATCATCGACTTCAGCCGCGATTTCTTTTGCCAATAAATCAAGATGTTTTGCTTTCAATCCTTGTTTACTCCTATATGTACCGCCCCAAGATGGCGGCAAACTTGTTCCAAACATAACAGGTTCAGCGTATGGAACATTATTATGTAAATTATATTTTTTTCTAAAATTTTCTTTTCCTAATTGATAATTTAAAGTCTTCGGCGGTTTTACTACAGTTCCCAATCCTTTAGGTCCATATTGGCCTTCTGCGGCGGGTGCGCCACTTTCTGCGTTTTCTCCTATCTGCCAAGAAACAGCAAGCCTTCCTGTATCTACTGGCGAACCTTCTTTAACTATGCGATCAGCGATCAAAATAACATCAGATAATAAGGCATTTACTTGCTCTTCTGAATAATCTCCTATTTCCCCTAATTTTATAGTTTTCATGTTCTTAGATAAAGAGTGTAAGAAATATCGGTTCCGCCTGATGTTTTAGTAAGGACGCGAATAATATTATGTACAATA